TTTATTGATGCCGACGCTCGTAGGCTTGACGAGGATTGGACGCGCAAGTTGGGACTTTTGGGAAGCTATAACACGGAGACCGACCAGATACGTGTAAAAACGACACCCAGCGAGAGTCAACGGCTAGATGCCTTGGAAGTCCCGGACGCCTATCGTGCGCTGTTTTCTAGGGAACATGCGTTGTCCGTTACGGGCCATGAGTTGGGCCACGCGGGCAATGCGCGTTTAGACCGGCCCCGTGGTACAGGCTACGAGCATACGTTTCTTGAGCTGTTGGATTGGGAGCGGATGCATAAGACGGAGGCGTCGCGCAATGTTTCTTCCGTCCTGAAAGATTATTTTGATAACGCGGATTACAAAGACGAGAAGCCGGAGCTTGACGTAGAACCCAGCCTGCGGGGGGTTTATAGCAGAAGCTATATGGACACGCAGGCCGAGGCCCGCGAGAAGTACGAGGCCCTTGGTCCGCCGCGCGTGAAGCTTGGCGATGGAGCCCCGGAAGAGCCCGGTTTTTTCCGGTCGATAATCAACAGGTTTGCAGACGGCGGTGCCGTCGAACCGCGGCCCACGGACCTTGGTTCTGAGATGATGGCTATTTACGACCTTCTTCGTGAGGAGGAGGACCCGGAGGCCCGGGAAGAGTTGTATGCGCGTTTGGAGCAATTGCAGGCGCAGGTTGGCCCTCCGTTGTCTGTTGGTTCGGACGGGTTTTCTGTGATCCCTCAGTTTGACGCTCGTGTTTCGGGAGGCGAGAGCAACCGGTCTGTGCCTTGGGGCGATGACCGGATCAACATTGCGGATGAGACGATGGGTGGTATTGCTCGTCTCGGCGCTTCGCTTAATTTCCCCGGCGGCAACTTGACGGGAGGCGTGACGGGCGTTCACGACAAGACGACGAGACGCTTTCCTGACGAGTTGCAGGCGCAGGGGGCCCCGGGAAGTGTAGAGTCCGGCAACCGGCGCGGTTTTGTCCCGACCAATTATGATTTAAGCGGTACGTCTGGTCGTCACACGGGCACGGTTAACGTTCAGCCCCGCAGGGAGGGTGCAGATCGTGACGCCATTGGTGGCCGGTCGGTTTTGGACCTTGGCTATGCGTACAGGCCATCTGAGGATGAGTCGTTTTCGATAAACGCCACGCCATTTGGACGCCGGGTGGTGAAGAATTATAAAACGGGCGAGACTGAGATGGACCGGTCGATCAGGGTTCAGTACAACAGGCGCTTTTAATTTGCCCCCATTCGGTAGTATAGTTCCCCCGACACTTTAGGAGATAACCTATGGCTCTTGAGCCCATTGGTAGTTTGATGGACAACAACGTCCCGTCTCAGTTGGACGAGGACGACTTGCGAGCAGAGATTGAGGTAGAGCTTCCGGGCTCTCAGTATGACGACAACCTTGTCTCGCTGGACGGTGAGACCGAAGGTTCTCCGATAGAGATTGAGATGGAGGACGACGGTTCGGTGGTCGTGGACTTCGACCCGCAGGACCAGCGTGGCGAGTCCGACGATTTCTACGCGAACTTGGCGGAAGAGATGCCGGACCGTGAGTTGTCTCGCGTGGCGTCTGATTTGTTAGCGGAGTACGAGGCGAATCGTTCTGGTCGTCAGGAGTGGGAGGATGCGTATTCGGAGGGGTTGGAGCTTTTGGGCTTTACCTACGAGGACCGCACGGAGCCGTTCAAGGGTTCTTCTGGTGTGACGCATCCGCTTTTGGCGGAGGCTGCAACGCAGTTTCAGGCGCAGGCGTTCAACGAGTTGCTGCCTGCGGGCGGTCCGGTTCGCACAATTGTGATGGGTGACGAAAGCTCTTCGAAGGCACAGCAGTCGCGCCGGGTTCGCAATTTCATGAATTACTACATCACGAACGTGATGGAGGAGTACACGCCGGAACTGGATCAGATGCTGTTCTATCTGCCTCTGGCGGGCAGCACTTTTAAGAAGGTGTATTACGACGAGAACCTTGGCCGCGCGGTGAGCAAGTTTGTTCCTGCGGAGAACCTCGTGGTTCCGTATGACACGGCAGATTTGGATACGTGCCCGCACATTACGCAGGTCCTTCGGATGCCGTTGAATGATTTGCGCAAGCGGCAGGTGTCGGGTTTTTACTTAGACATCCCCGTTCTTCCCGGTCAGGAGGACATGAGTGAAGTTCAGGAGGAGATGGATCGCATTGATGGTATGTCTCCGTCGTCTATCGATTACGACTGCACTCTTTTGGAATGCCATGTTGATTTGGACCTAGATGGTTACGAAGATTTGGACGAGGACGGTGAGCCGACGGGAATTAAAATTCCGTATGTGGTCACCTTGTCGACGGACAGTAGTCAGGTTCTTTCAATTCGTCGTAATTATTACGAGGACGATGAGCTAAAGAAGAAAATCCAGTATTTCGTCCATTTCAAGTTCCTCCCCGGGTTTGGTTTTTACGGCTTGGGCCTGATCCATACGATTGGCGGTCTGTCCCGGACGGCGACGGCGGCGCTTCGTCAGCTTATCGACGCAGGCACGCTTTCGAACCTCCCGGCAGGGTTCAAGGCCCGCGGCCTACGGATCAGGGACGATGAGGAACCGCTTCAGCCGGGTGAATTTCGTGACGTGGACGCCCCGGGCGGTGCCATTCGAGACAGCTTGATGCTCCTGCCGTTCAAGGGTGCGGATCAGACGTTGTTTGGCCTTCTTGGTTTTGTGGTGGACGCAGGGCGTCGTTTTGCGACGATCACGGACATGAAGGTTGGAGACGGGAACCCGCAGGCTCCGGTCGGTACGACGATAGCTTTGCTGGAGCAGGGTTCTCGGGTGATGTCTGCGGTTCACAAACGCTTGCACTACGCGATGCGGATGGAATTTAAGATGCTTTCGCGTGTGCTGGGTGAGAGCCTGCCGGACGATTATCCGTACAGCATTGAGGGTGAGGACGCGAGCGTCAAGGCCACGGATTTTGATGACCGGGTAGACGTTCTCCCTGTTTCTGATCCGAACGTATTTTCGCAGGCGCAGCGTATTGCGTTGGCTCAGACAAAGCTTGAGTTGGCGACCGCGGCCCCCGAGCTTCATAACATGAACGAAGTTTACCGGGACATGTACGAGGCTCTGGGTGTTCGTGATGCGGATCGCATTATGAAGCGGTCACCGGTGGACGAGCCGGAGCCGAAGGACCCTGCGCAGGAAAACATCGATCTGTTGGACATGATGCAGCTGCACGCCTTTGACGGTCAGGACCATGAGGCGCACATCATGGCGCATCTGGTTTTTGCGACAAGTCCTTTGGTGTCCGGTAATCCGATGTTTGCTGCGTCGATTCAGAAGCACATCATGGAACATGTCCAGATTGGTGCGCGGGAGCAGGCGGTGGTGGCGTTTATCCAGCAGGCTCAGGTACAGCAGGGTCAGCCGTTGAACGAAGAGCAGATGCTTCAGGTGGAGGCTTTGGTTGCGCAGAACGTGGCGCAGGGTCTTCAGCAGGTACAGCAGTTGTCTCGTAAGTTGGCTGGTTCGGACCAACCTGATCCGTTGATTTCCCTCAAGGAGAAGGAACTTCAGATCAAGGCGCAGTCGGAGCAGTCTGATGCGCAGATCGACCAAGCCAAGCTTAAGTTGGATGAGCAGAACCAGAAGATGCGTTCTGAGCAGTTCGACCAGAGGCTGGCCAGTCAGGAAAAGCAGACCGGGGCCCGCATTCAGTCTGCAATGGAACGAGAGATTCTTAAACAGAGACAATAGGAGAGTATTATGGCTGGTGTAAAAATTGTGACGAACACTCCGGGCCCGGCACCCAAGGCTGTTGGCTATGCTGACATCAAGGGTCAGGGGCGCATTCCTTATGGCAAGACGGCCACCGCGCCGATGGCGGGAGACAAGTTGTACAAAATGACGGTCCGCGGTGCGGGTGCAGCCCGTAAGGGCAAAGGCTTCATGGGTTGTTAAGCTGTGGGTAAGTAGAACCCGGCGAACACCCCCAACTTCAGTGCCGCTAAAAGTGATGCAAAGCAAGAAAATGAGTTTTGTCGAGGCGAAGACTAATGCGGTCGTCGGGCTGCTGGTGTCTTGGCTGTTCACCTTTTTGTGCTTGCCGCTGTTTGGGCTTGAGCCGTCGCTGATCGACGCGACGTGGATCACCGCTTGTTACTTCGTTTTGTCGCTGGCGCGTTCTTATGTTCTGCGCCGCTTGTTTGTTGCGTTGAGTGAATGATCGCTATTGGAAAAATAACCTAGTGACAGCGCTTATGTGACATGCTACGAGACAATGTGATTGTATCCGGTTAGCTACGAGGAAACATGTAGATGGATGAGATTTTTTTCTCGGAGGCCACGTTTAAGGTTATCAGGGAAAGAAGGGAAACCCTGCTCGACGTTCTTCAGTACAATAACGTGAAGGACATGGAGCATTATCGTGAAGTCATGGGCAATTTAGACGCTTTGGGTCACGTGGAACAGGAACTCAAGGGCCTGCTAGACAAACAGGAGCAAAGTATTGACTAAAGTTGAAAAGGTAGACCTTGCTGCGGCCAAAAAAGGCGCAGAGGGTCTTGCTTCTCTATATGGAGAGCAAAAAGAGACGTTTTTAAACCCCGAATCTATCGGGGAATCCCTCCTAGGCCGGATGCCCAGCCCCACGGGTTGGCGCATTCTGATCCTCCCTTACCGGGGGAAGGGCAAAACAGAGGGCGGCATCCTTCTTCCAGACCAAGCGGTTGAGGAACAGAGCGTGTCCACTCAGGTGGGTTATGTTCTGAAGGTGGGACCTTTGGCATACAACGATCCCGAGAAATTCCCCACCGGTGCGTGGTGCGCGGAAAAAGACTGGGTGATGTTTGCCCGTTATGCGGGTTCGAGGTTCCGAATTGATGGTGGGGAGGTTCGTCTTTTGAATGATGACGAAGTTCTGGCCAAGATTCAGGCACCTGAAGACATTTTGCATTTCTAGGGGATTATTATGACGGACGAAAGCGTAATTGAAGGCGAAGTTGTTGAAGTGGACGTGCCTGAAGAGGCCCCAGCGGGGGACGATTTGGAGGTCCTTGAGGTCTCTGAAGGTTCTGAGGACACGGACGACCGGTTCAATAAGGCGGAAAGCGCGGTACAGAAGCGTATTGACCGCCTGACCAAGAAGATGCGCTCTGCCGAGCGGGATCGCGAGGAAGCGCTCAACTATGCCAAGCAGGTCCAGCAGGAATCTGCCAATCTTCGCACTCGCATGGAAGCGTTGGACACCAGCTACGTCGCGGAATACAGCACTCGCGTTGAGACCCAGATGGGGACCGCCGAGCAGGAATTGGCGAGGGCTATCGACATTGGCGACACGAACGGCGTCGTTGAGGCGCAGCGAAAGATTACTTCGCTGGCTATTGAGAACGACCGTGCCAAGCAGGTCCAACTTCAGCAGGACCGTGTTCGTGCGGAGGCTCCGCAGCAGGCCCAGCAGCAGGCCCAGCAGCAACAGGCCCAGCAGCAGCAGGCCAAACGACCCGACCCCCAAGCCGAACAGTGGGCTTCTCGCAACAGTTGGTTTGGCTCAGACGAGGCTATGACTTATGCCGCCTTTGGTTTG